TCTACGTGCACGGCCGCTACGGCTTCGTCATGGACGGCAAGCCTGTCTATGCGGCTTACCAGGATGACGTCCACGTCTCGGCTGAGCGGCTCAAGTACACGCCAGGCGAGACGCTCTACATAGGCCTGGACTTCGGTCTCACGCCGGCGGCCGCCTTCCTGCAGCGCTCGAGCCTGGGGCAGTGGAAGGCGATCGATGAGATAGTCACCGAGGACACCAGCACGGTGGAGTTCGGCCGGCTGCTCAACTACAAGCTGCAGGGTGAGTACAAGCTGGCCATCGGCAACCTCGAGATGTGGGGTGACCCGAGCGGGGACACCCGGGCCGAGACCGACAAGACTACGCCGTTCGATGTGCTGCGTGCCGCGGGCCTCGAGGCTGAGCCGACGTTCACCAACGACACGGTCATCCGCCGGGAGGCCATGAACGCCCAGCTGACGCGCCTGGCGATGAATGGTGAGCCTGGCTTCGTGGTGTCACCGCGGTGCCGTATGCTGCGCAAGGGCCTGGCCGGCGGCTTCAAGTACCGGCGCATGCAGATCACTGGCGAGGAGCGCTACCATGACGTCCCCGAGAAGAACATCTACAGTCACATCTGTGAGGCTGCCGAGTACGGGCTGCTCGGTGCCGGCGAAGGTGATAGGCTTCTCACCTCTCGAGTCCCGTTCAGACCGAAACCTAAAGTCAAGAGGGCGTACTGATGCCAATGGGAAAGAAGATCGCAGCTGCACCCGATCGAATCCGATCGATGACCGAGAAGGGCGACAGTGCCTACCCAGGCGAGGTGGTGCACGGCGCCTACGGTTTCGAGGACAGTGGTGGTGTCGCCGCTGGCCCTGGAGCTCAGAACCTGAGCCCTCCGCGGGGCGATGAGATGGGCCACCCGTCGACCGGGGTAGGCCTGCCACCGTCTGGGGGCATCAACATGAGCATGACGCAGCCACCGTGTCCGCTGCCACCTGGCCCCGAGGTCGACCCAGGCCTGCCCATCAAGTGTGAGCTCCCTCCGGGACCAGACGCAGACCCAGGCCTCCCGGTAGCGTGCCCGCTGCCGCCAGGGCCCACCGACATGGAGCAGGGCGCACCCGAGACAGGTATCACGCCGGCCGGCCCACCCATCTAGGGCATGTCCGTCCACGCTCCACCGTTCGCCAAGGGCGCGGACAAGCTGACCGCGGCCATCGCCGTGACGCCGTTCAAGGACGGTGACTTCGACATCGACTGCGACGGCTGTACCGCCTGCTGCCACGGTGACGACGGGCCCATCATCCTGGACAGCGAGGAGTACGACTACGCCTGCCACAAGGATGACAAGGGCAACGTGCGGCTCGACCAGGAGGATGGGGTCTGCGTGTACCTCGAGGACGGCGGCTGTGGCATTCATAACGCAGCCTTCGAGCTCCTCGTCAGCGACCCGGGGCTCGCGTGCCGGGAGGACGTCCAGGGCTACCTCGAGCAATGCTCTGAGCTCATCCACAAGGAGCTCGGCGTGCCCATGAGGCCGCCCAAGATTTGCCGGGACTTCGACTGCCGCTCCATCATCGTCAAGTTCAATAATCGCGGCCTCGACTTCATGGTCAACAGCAAGCAGCTGCCGATCGATGTGGTCATCCAGGGCCGTGCGAAGCTCAAGCAGTTCAACGACATGATCAACACCAGGGCGCTCAGCGGCGGAGCGGACCTGTCCGCCCTGCTCATGGCGCCGGCAGAGGAGGATGGCCATGCACCGCATGACGCCGCGTGATGTGAAAATGCGCTTCGACGCGCTGCACTCTGTGCGGCGTACCGTCGAGGAGCACTGGCAGCTGATTGAGCGATACGTGGTGCCGGGCCGCGGCAAGTTCTTCCAGGATGAGCGCTCAGAGCATGAGCTCACCTGGCGCCGGCGGGAGCTCTACGACAGCACCGCACCCATGGCGGCCCAGTCCCTGGCGGCCAGCATCCACGGCTCGCTGACCTCGCCCTCGATCAAGTGGTTCGACCTACGCTTCCGCAACCCGCTGACCCGGGAGAAGCAGGAGGCCAAGGAGTGGCTCGAGGACACAGGGGAGCGGATGTTCAAGGCCATCCAGGACAGCAACTTCAACCTCGAGGCCGCCGAGAGCTACATGGACCTGGTCTCCTTCGGCACCACCGTGCTGGTGGAGGAGCCCGCCAACGAGTTCAGCTACGAGGGCGTGGAGTTCCAGACGGCGCTCATCCGGCAGTGCTTCTTCGAGATGAACTTCGACCGCTCGGTGCGCAACTTCTACCGCCGGCTCGAGCTCACCGCCAGCCAGCTGGTGGACAAGTTCGGTGACGAGGTGCCTGAGCGTATCCGCCAGCAGCACGCCCAGGCCGGCGAGGTGGACCGCAAGTACACGGTCATCTTCTGCATCTACCAGCGCGATGACTACAAGGACGCCAACACCCAGAGCCTGCTGGCGCCCCAGTTCCGGCCGTTCGGCTGGATGTACGTCATGCACGATGACGCCACCCAGATAGGCGAGGACGGTGGCTACTACGAGCAGCCCGCCTTCGTCGCCAGGTGGCGGATGATGAGTGGCAGCATGTGGGGCTTCAGCCCGGCCATGCTGGCGTTGCCCGACATCCTGTCCCTCAACGAGATGGTGCGGCTCATCCTGCGTGCCGGCGAGAAGGTGCTGGACCCGGCCACCATCACATCGGAGCGTGGGCTGCTGGGCGACCTGGACCTCGAGCCCGGGGGCCTGACGGTGGTGCGCGACGTCGACCAGCTGAAGCCCTACGAGAGTGGTGCTCGCTTCGACGTCTCCGAGATGCAGAAGGAGAACCTGCAGACCAGCATCCGCAACGTGTTCCACGTCGACCAGCTGCAGCTGAAGGAGAGCCCGGCCATGACGGCCACCGAGGTGCGCGTGCGCTACGAGCTCATGCAGCGCCTGCTGGGACCGACGCTCGGCCGGCTCACCAACGACTTCCTGGACCCGCTCATCATGCGGACCTTCGCCATCATGCTCCGCGGTGGAGCTCTGGCACCGCCGCCCGATGACGCCAAGGACGAGCAGGGGATCCTCGACATCGAGTACACGGGGCCGCTGGCCAAGGCCCAGAAGATGATTGAGGTGGAGGGCATGGAGCGCTGGGTGGGCAGCATGGTGGCGCTGTCCGAGGTGTTCCCCGAGCTCCGTGACCTGGTGGACGTCGATGACTACGGCCGCAACCTGGCCGACGTGCTCGGCGTGCCGTCCAGCAACGTCAACGACGTCACCAAGGTGGCTCGCGTGCGGCGGCTGCGAGCTCAGGCTGCTGCCCAGGAGCGCAAGCTGGCTATGGCCCAGGCCGAGGGCGAGGCTATGCGGGCTGGCGGCGAGGGCTACGGCGCCATGAAGGACAGCATGGGCGAGGCCGGCGCTGCCCAGGCGCTGCAGGCTGCCGTGGGTCAGGGTAGGCCGCCGGGGACACCGGTACAGTGAGCGAACTGGGTGAGCCCCTCGGGGGGACCGAGGAGGACATGCTCGCTGATTCGCCGCACATCCTGAGTCCCGCGGAGGACTCCGAGGCCCGCCGCAAGAAGGCCCTGGGGGAGGCCACCGCTCGCATCGCCCACAAGTCCGAGGCCTTCAAGCGGGTCTTCCGCGACCACCCGGACGGCAAGTACGTGCTGCTGTGCCTGAAGCAGGAGTTCATGCCGTCCCAGATTTTCAACAAGGATCCCCTGCAGTGCGCGGCCAACGCCATGGCCAGGGACTTCATTGACTACATCGAACGGATGACCCGATTCCAACAGGAGGCGCCCCATGTGGCCGACACTGAAATACTCCCTGAGAGAAGCTGAAGGCGAGGGCGCCGGCGGCGGTGGTGGTGGCGACGAGAAGTGGTGGACGCCGCTGATGCCAGAGGGCAGCGCCGATGAGATGCCCACCCTGGTGACCGAGTCCGCCGACTTCGCCGCGTTCGTGAAGCAGGCGACTGACTACCAGGCCATGCAGGGCTCGAGCATCCGCATCCCCGGGGAGAACGCCAGCGAGGAGGACCGCCAGGCCTTCTACACCAAGCTCACCGCCCAGGTGCCAGGCCTCGTGCCGCTGCCTGACCCAGAGAATGCCGAGGCCATGAAGGCCTACCATGCCAGCGTGGGCGTCCCCGAGGAGGCGGCCGGCTATGAGCTCGGGGCACCACCCGAGGGGCAGACGGTGGACGAGAACCTGCAGAAGTGGTTCATCGAGACGGCCCACAACCGCAAGTTCAGCAAGACGCAGGCGAAGGGGTTCTACGAGGACTTCAACACCTGGCAGCAGGGGATCCAGCAGGAGGCCGCGGGCGTGCTCAAGGCTCAGGAGGTGGCGCTGCGCGAGAAGCTGGGCGCCGTCTACGAGCCCACCATGAAGAAGATCGACACCCTGTGGGCGAACTACCCGCAGTTCGCTGAGCTCCGCGAGAACTTCAAGAAGGGCCTGGTGCCCAGCCATGTGCTCGAGGGTTTCGCTGCCATTGCCGAGGGCATGATGGGCAAGGGCTTCACCATGCTGAGCGATGAGGACCGCGGCGCCGCCGGGGCCATCACGCCGGCAGAGGCCGCTATCCAGGTGCAGGAGACCATCAAGAAGCTGGCCAAGATGGAGCCCAACGACGCAGCCCGCGGGCCGATGATGGTCCGACTCATCGAGCTCCAGAAGCTGGCCATGCCTGGCGCAGACCATGCGCCGCCAGCAAGGGCTGGATTCAGCAGCTAGCTTCAGCTACATTCCCTATCAGCCGGGGGCGCTCGTCCCCTCGAGTCCCGGCGACCCTGTAGGCGGCACAGTGAGCCGCAAGCAGCGGGTCCGGTTATCCGGGGTGCCTCAAGCGAGAACCAACGTGTTCACTCGCGGAGGGCCTCGCCATGGCCGTAAGTATTTCCAACGTCTACATACAGACGTTTGAGCAGATTGTTCGCCACCTGGCGCAGCAAGCTGCCACCAAGCTCCGCACCCACATCACCGAGCGTGCTGAACAGACTGAGCAGCACAACTGGGAGCGCCTGGGTGCTGGTGTCGCAAGCCTCAAGACTACTACCCTGCAGCCCACGCCTGTCCAGGAGCTCCCCTGGTCGAGGCGCGTATCGGTCAGCCAGACTTTCGACGCTGGTGAAGCGACCGAGCAGGAAGACATCGTCCAGATGCTGGTGGACCCCAACTCCAACATCGCCCAGAACATCGCCATGAGCATGCGCCGGGCAGTGGACGACATCATCATCACCGCAGCCACGGGCGATGCCCTGGACGGTGGCGGTGGCCTCAATGCGTTCCCCGCCGGCCAGATTGTCGGTGACGGTACGACTCCCATCTCGTTCGACATGGTCACGGAGGTCCAGGAGACCTTCATGGAGAACGACATCGACCCCGACGTGCCCAAGTGCTTCGTAGTAGGGCCGACGCAGGTTCGGAAGCTCATGCAGCTGACCGAGCAGACGTCCAAGGACTACGTCCGCATGGGTCTCGATGAGCTCCAGCAGTACGGCATCGTCCCCAACTGGATGGGCTTCTGCTGGATCATGTCCACCAGGCTACTGGCGCCGGCGCCGGGCGAGCTCTTCTGCCTCGCCTTCACCCGACGTGCCCTGGGCCTACATGTGGCGCGGGACATCACCATCCGCATCGCTGAAGATCCCTCGTTCAGCTTCGCGTGGCGGATCTATGGTTACCTGACCATGGGTTCGGTGCGTGTCGAGGACGAGCACATCGTCAACGTGCATGTGAAGGACGCGCTGATCTAAGCGCTGGAGAGTGGGGAGGGAGGCCTCCGGGTCTCCCTCGTTCCTGAGCTCAGAGGACAACGACATGTCTACATTCACTGACCATAACGACAGCCTGTCGAAGAACAACGAGATTGCGTCGAACCGCCTGGCGGCTTACACGCTGGAGAAGGGCTTCTACCCTGCCGGCTCGGTGCCGTTCCTCCGGTGGGAGGGGCTCGAGACCGAGTTCACCACCAAGGTGGCCAACGGCGTGCTGGCGATCGCAGCGCAGACAGCCATCGAGATCACATAGGACCGCCGCCATGGGCGAGCAAGTAGCAACGCTCTACAACGATCCCAAGAGCGCCATGGTGCGTTCCACCGTGGCAGCTGGCGCTCTCGTCCCTGGCGCCAACGAGCTCGTGGCCTGGGCCGGCAGCACCCCCGTCAACCAGACCGAGGTCTTCACGGCCCTCGGCCAGTGCATGGATCACCTGCGGGAACGGGGCGTACCCGTGGCCGCGGCCGTCACCGGGACGCGAGTCCTGGTCGGGTTGGGCGAGTCTCAGGTGGTGCTCTTCACGGGGGTAGCCACGCCGGCACTCACCGAGGCGGAGGTCTCGGTGTTCTACAACCAGGGCTTCGCGTTCGGCTTCGGCGCCTCGACTGAGCTCTGGGTGGGCATGTTCAAGCGGGCACGCGAGAAGCTCTTCGAGGAGTTTTACAAGCTACGGTAGACTGCAGCGGCCGGGACTTTTTCCCGGTGTAACCCCAGGAGGGCGCTATGCCCAAGCACGCAGTCAACACCAGTGAGCGGTCCCGCATTCGGAAGCTGTTCCTCGCCGGCAACTCCGCAGAGGCCATCTCAGCCCACATGAACGTGGACGTCACGGTGGTCAACGCCTGGCACCCGGACAACGTGGTCAAGGTGAAGGCGGAGATCCGACATGCCGAGGCCGAGATGGAGGCAGAGCAGGCGGAGACCGACACCAAGGAGCTCGAGGCCACCGCCGCGGCCGCCAAGCGCTCAGAGGCCGGCCGGCGGGCTGCTGCTACGCGCAAGGCCAACCGTCTGAACGCCAAAGAGGATGCCAAGGAGGCCGATCGTGCGGCCGCCGAGGAGCGCGAGCGGGTCCAGAAGGAGGCGGCTGTGATCCGTGAGGACGCGGCGCAGGTGAGCGAGTAACCCATGGCCGTCAGTGACGTCAGTATCTGCAACCAGGCCCTCGGATGGCTGGGCGCCGATACCATCACGTCATTGGCGGATGAGACCCGGGAAGCGCAGCTGTGCAAGGACAACTTCCCTGAGCTCCGGGACGTAGTCACCCTCGAGCGTGAGTGGACCTGGGCGGTGAAGCGCTTCATCTTGACGCCCATGGTGCCCATGCCGGTCTACGGCTATGAGCGGCAGTTCCTCATCCCCCCCGAGGTGCTGCGTATCCTCAACATCCCCACCAGTCTGGGAGAGTTCGGTGGCCTGCCCTTCCTCCAGGGCGGGGCAGGCGCCGACGACAGCCAGGGCCTCCCGGACTGGCGCGTGGAGTCCACCCCCGACGCCGCCGGCAACGTCATCGTGGCCAACATCGACCGCATCCGCATGCGGGCCATCGTGCGCGTCGACAACCTGAAGCTCTGGAACCTCATGTGCACCCAGGCCCTGGCGGCGCGGATTGCCGCGGACCTGGCCATGCCGCTGGTCAACAGCCGGCTGCTGCAGAAGGACATGTGGTCGCTGTATGAGGCCAAGCTGGGCAAGGCCGCCACCATGGATGGCATGCAGGGCCGCCACGAGGTGAAGCGCTCGGACCAGCTGATCAACGTCCGATGACCACCCTCTCCGACGCCAAGCTCGCTGCCCTTCAGACGCTCACCGGGGCCACCGGGCACGTCAACGACCTCGAGGCGCTGTACCTGTCGCAGCTGGTCACCGGGCCCGCCGTCAGCGACACCATCCAAGACCTGTGGGACCAGGTGTTCACCGAGGCCGCCATCCCGGCCGGCCAGTTCAACGATCGGTGGTACGCCTACATGGACTTCATCCTGGCGCCGGCGACCCAGGATGGCTACAACGGGCGGGCCCAGGAGTATTGGGAGGGTGGGGGCACACCCATCGGCCCGGTGGCGGCGACGCTCATACACTGGTTCGACTTTGCCGATCCGTCGCAGGTGTTCGCTGACACCGCTGGCACCATCGCCGCGGTGCCTGGCGACAAGCTCGCCCGCGTCAACAACAAGGGCACCAACGGCACGCCGCTCATCGAGAGCGTGGCGACCTCCCAGCCGTGGTGGCGCGACGCTGTTCTCAACGGCCTGAACGCTGTCGAAGTGGGTGGCGATGGGCAGGACAAGATCGGCGCCATCATCGCAGCGGGGCACGCGGCTTCGACCAGCGGCCAGTCGATGATGGTGGTAGGCCGGCGTCTCGAGCCCAACGGCACCGCAGTCATCTGGACGCAGTGGGGCAACGACGCCCGCATGCTGCTCTTCGGCACCAATCAGCACGTCATCGACTTCGGCGCCAACGTGTTCCTCAACCCGATCCCGGCCGAGGACTCGTGGGTCATGTGGTATGGCTCGACCGCCGCAGACGACCCAGCCGACAACTTCTTCATCAGCCCTGGTCCCGAGGTGAACACGCCCATCGCCAACCCGGCTGACATCCCGGTGTCGTCGCTGTTCCAGATCGGGCACACGAGTCCAGCCGGCTCGCTGATGCAGATCACCGAGGTGCGCTTCTGGGATGGCCCGCTGTCGGGGGCCCAGCGCTCTGCGCTTGTCACTGAGATCAACACCAAGTACGGCACGCTGCCGACGTTCGGCACGCCGCCGCTGCAGGGGAACCTGCAGCACTGGTTCGACTTTGCCGACGCCGCCACGCTGTTCTCCGATGTGGGCGGCACTATCCCGGCGGTGGGCGGTGGCGTCGTTCGCAACATCACCAACAAGGGCACCGATGGCACTGACCTCATCCAGGCCGGCACCACCATGACCCGTGAGCTCGCCATCCTGCATGGCAAGGACGTGGGGCGGTGGACCGCGGCGGCTGACTTACGCGCCAACATTGCCGCTGCTGGCGGCGCAGCCTGGACTATGGCGGCGGTGGCCCGCAGGACCGATGTCGATCCGCTGGTGCCCCAGGTGCGCTTCATGCGGTGGGGCGTGAGCCCTGGCATCTCAAGCATGGGCTTCATCCCCGATGCCGCCGGCAGGCGCGTCGAGGGCAACCACCTGAGCATCCCCATCGGGCTCAACACCCAGGTGCAGCACAACCAGAACATCTGGTTCGGCCAGGTGTACGCCGGCGACAACGTCGATAGCGCCTTCCAGGCGACTGGTGGCCCTGAGCAGGCGGGGCCCTCGAGCCTCGGCAGCAACGTGCCAGGGGCGAGCGACTTCATCCTGGGCGACGCGCTGGGTGGGCTGACTGGCGAGGTGGGCGAGGTGCTGGTGTGGGACGCGAAGCTCAGCGCTGCTGACCGCGAGGCGGTGTTCGACTACTTCAACGCCAAGTGGGGCGAGCTCGGCTGGATCGTTCCCGACGAGGCTGACCTCCTGCACTGGTTCGACTTCTCGGACGCCCAGACGCTGTTCCAGAACATCAGCGGCACGCAGCCTGTGGTGAACAGCGGCGACACCATCGCCCGCGTCGAGAACAAGGGCACGGATCTGACGCCGCTGCTGCAGCCGACAGCGCCGCTGCGCCCGCTCTGGATCACCAACGCCATCGGCGGGAAGTCTGCCGCCGACTTCAACGCGGCGGGACCGGCGGTGCTCACGAACACCATCGTGAACGGCCTCGCGCCAAGCATCCAGGGCACTGCCATCGGGGCGGTAGCCCGGTTCAACAACAGCTTCGCAGGCGACAACGACTTCTTCGACTGGGATGGCGTGGGTGGAGCGATCCTGCGCTGGGCCGGGTTACCGGTGGCAAGCCGAGTGGTGTGGCTTCTTGCCGGGTCATTCACCCTGGTGCCAACACCGGCCACGGTCAACGACTGGTATCTCATGTATGCGAACTTCGACAACGTCGGCGCCGACGACGCGCTCTTCGGTTCGCCTGGTCCTGAGATCGTGGGCGCCATCGGTACGCCGGGCACCATCGGCGGCAACAACATCATGTCCATTCAGACGCAGACGTGGAACATCGAGATCGCTGAAGTGTTCCTCTGGGACCGCGCCCTCACGATAGGAGAGCGGGCAACGCTGGTCGCACACGTCAACACGAAGTACGGCGCTCTGCCGCACCCCTGATGACATGGGCCAGTATTACCCGATACAGCAGTCCTTCAGCGCCGGCGAGATTACGCCGCGTCTGGTGGCGCAAGTGGAGAGCCCCGCGTACCTGCGAGGGCTGGGGGAGTGCCACAACTTCATCGCCTTGAGCCAGGGCCCGGCGACCAGGCGCCCTGCCTTCCGGTTCATCGCGGACGCCAACCCGGTCGACCCGACGCTCAACATGCGGGTCATCCCGCTCGACATCAACGAGAACATCACGTTCCTGCTGGTGCTCTCGGATCTCCGCATGGACATCTTCACGCTCCTGGGCGAGGCGCGGGGCGACAACATCGTGGTGGACGGCGGCTTCTTCGAGGCGCTGACCGCCTGGGTGGTGGACATCACGAGTCCTGGGCGGGCCACCTACAACAGCGCAGCGCGTAAAGCGGAGCTCAACGCCACGCTCTCAGGCGGTGCGGCCGCGGCCATCGAGCAGCCGATGGTGGTGGCCAACGCCGTCGCGCATACCCTCACCGGGAACTTCATCAACGCGATCCCGGGCAGCGGGGCCCTGTTGCGCATCATGGTGGGGACGGCCCAGGGCCTCGCGGATCTCCTCGACACCACCACCGACACCAACAACTTCTTCTCGATCCCCACCGCGGTGATCCCGATCGGTACCGCCTGGGTGCGCTTCGAGGTGCTGACCGGCAGCGGTCACTTCCTGCTGGACGACATCCGGGTGATTGACCCAGTGGCGCCAGGTGCGGTGTCCTTCGTCACGCCCTGGGGCTCCGATGACCTGGCCGCCATCCAGTGGGACGTGCCGGCCAACGAGAACACGGTGTTCCTGGTGCACGAGGAGCACGCCCCCCAGGAGGTGCTGGTGGACCTGACCACCGCCACCTTCACCTTCCAGGCCATCGCGTTCCTCAACCAGCCGCCCGAGTGGGTGGCCGCCAACTTCCCCAGCACGGTGACCTTCTTCCAGGGCCGCAGCTGGTTCGCTTCGACGCCGGCAGAGCCTGAGTCCCTCTGGAGCTCGAAGAGCGCGACGGGTGCCGCCGGCGACTACCGGGACTTCACCACCGGGCCGCTCGCGGACGACGCCATCGCGTGGCGGCTGAACCGCCGCGGGCGCATCCAGTGGATGAGCGGCATCAAGGCGCTGCTGGTGTCCACCGAGATCGAAGAGAACATCCTGGTGGCCGAGAATGGGATCCTCAAGACCGGCGACATCCAGGTGGAGCAGCAGTCCGCCTTCGGGAGCTCGGACACCCAGGGCGTGCCCATCGGGGACCAGGTGCTGTTCCTGAGCTCAGACCGCACCAAGCTCCGCGCCGAGTATTTCCGGTGGATTGAGCAGGGCTGGATTGCCCAGGACATCACCTTCGCCAGCGAGCACATCCTCAAGGACTTTGGTGCTCGAGCGAAGGAGATCGTGTTCGCCCGCGACCCGGAGCAGATCATCTGGATTGCCCGGGAGGACGGCACCCTGGCGGGTACCACCTACGAGCGCTCCCTCGAGATTGTGGGCTGGCACCAGCATGCCATCGGTGAGACCGGGCCCGATCGCCCCGCCGATGAGCAGACCTTCCTGCGCAAGAAGGTGTTCCCCGCGCAGCTGGTGAGCATCTCAGGCGCCAACTTCCAAGGCCTCGACCTGTTGATCGGCCTCACCCGGCGCATTGTCGATGGCACCCCCAGGATCTACCTCGAGGAGCTCGACCTGACGCGCCCGGTGTTCCAGGAGTCCTGGATCCCGCGGCAGTTCCCGGTGCTGACCACCGTCGTAGATAACCTCGACCACCTCGAGGGCGAGACCGTGCAGGTGCTGGTGGAGGGCGCTGTGGACCCGGACCAGGTGGTCGCCGGCGGGCAGATCACGACGCAGCGCGAGGGCTTCGACGTCACCATCGGGCTGCGAGCTCCCTGCCGGATGACCGGGCTGCCGCGGGTAGGCGGGCAGCAAGGTGGCAGTGGCCAGGGGGTCATGCGGCGCAACGTGTTCGTCTACGCTCGTATCCTCGACTCCATCCTGC